TAAACAAGATCTTTAAGAAGTATTTCCCAACCATAGAATCAGCACAACCCTATGCACGCAATCCAGAAAAGATTGCTAATAAAGTATATGCAAATCGCATGAGCAATGGTGATGAAGCAAGTGGTGATGGTTACAGATTCCGTGGCCGTGGTGCTATCCAATTAACAGGTCGTGACAACTATAGCCAATTTGCCAAGGCAGTTGGCCTAACTTTAGAGGAAGCAGTAGCAGACTTAGAAACACTTGACGGCGCCATCGAGTCAGCTTGCTGGTTCTGGAAGAAGAATGGGTTGAACGCCATCTGCGATAAAGACGACTTAGTTACTATGACAAAGCGTATCAACGGTGGTACTATTGGACTAGAAGATCGTAAGAAACACTACGAGCACGCTAAACACGTATTGGCATAATCATGTGGATCTTACATTTACTTCCAGATAGTTTCTTGATATGGGTAGTTAACATCGCCTGCTTAGCAGGTTTGTCTATGACTGTATTAGGATTCTTCTTTGGCTGGGTTCCGGGTGTCAGCAGATATAAAACTCCATTACAGATCCTTGGTATCATCATCTTAACAGTGGGGGTGTACTGGAAAGGTGGATATTCGACTGAAATGGAATGGCGTGCTCGTGTTGCCGAAGTAGAAAAGAAAGTAGCAGTCGCTGAAGCCAAAGCTAAAGAAGCCAATACCAAAGTCCAAGAAAAAATCGTGACTAAGATAGTTAAGATACAAGAAAAACAACAGGTTATTAAAAGACGCATACAACAGAATAAAGAAGTGATCAATAGAGAATGTAAACTAACCGATGAAGCAATCAACATTTACAATTCAAGTATTACCAAGGAGAAGAAATAATGCGTAACTTACTCCTAGCTAGTCTATTGTTATTAACAGGTTGTGCTACTAGTGTGCCTGTTACGATGAGCTTTCCGCAAGTACCAGAAGCATTGGCTAAACCTTGCGATTTATTATTACCATTGGATCCCGCTAAACGTGAACTCAGCGACCTATTAGAAAATACCACAGACAACTATGCCAAGGCCAAAGAGTGTCATGCTAAGAGCAAGGCTTGGTTGGAATGGTATGAAACACAACGTAAAATATTTGAGGAAGTCAAATGAGAAAATTAGCATTAGCCCTGGCCCTAGTATTACTAACAGGTTGTGCGACCATACAACAAACTACCTTATATCGTGCTTGGTACATGGCTAAATTTGACAACAACGAATACAGCCAAATCAACAGCATCCGCACAGTGGCTAACTTGGGTGCGTCTAAGTGTGGCACAGCAGAAGTAGTGCCTGTAGTAGATAGCCTATATTACAAGTCAGTAGAATTTAAAAACTATGCTGGTAGCATTCCACACAATGAAGAAGTAGTCAAGATGTCGGCAGAACTAGCTGAAATCATCAAGGGCCTAAATGAGCGATATCACGGCACCGAACTAGTCAGCACCTCATACTGCACACTTAAATTTGGCACTATAGAGAAAAATTCAGTAACAATTCAAAACGTCATAGGAGCGAAACCAAGATGAGTACCGTAGCACAAGCACAGGAATTAGACGCACAGTTTAAAGCTGGTCAACTATCAGCTGGTGAATATAAAGAATTACTAGAAGATTTAAAGCATACAGCCGCAGTTAACGAAGCCGCTGGTGACCTAGCAAAGCTAACACAGATATATGAAGTCTTAGACGATCTAAAATCTGCGGCTGGTTTGATTTAACCAAACACAATAAATACTATTATAATAAAGCACTAGGAGCTTAGACAATGACATCAGCAGCAGAAAAGAAAACAGAAGATTGGATGACCACAAAATGGCGCCCATTGATGGCTGTAACATATATGGCTACAATTTGGTTTGACTTTATCGCAGGACCTATCTTATATAATCTATTACAATTTTGGAATCCAGGACAGGCAGTTTCAGCTTACGTGCCTATTACCTTGCAAGGTGGTGGACTATATCACATCTCCATGGGTGCTATCTTAGGTATCGCAGCATGGACACGTGGTAAAGAAAAAGTAGCGGCGATTGAGGCTGGCGACGCGGGAAAATAACGGGGTACGGAACAGCCCCAGAAGTAAGTGTTCCAGCACAACCGCAGTGGATTACTCCTTCACCAGAAGTTCCACAACCGCAACAGACTTGGACACCACCTCCGGCACCTGTAGCACAAACTCCTGCTCCGGCACCAGTGGCAACAGATTTTGGTAGTGCACCTCCAGCGTTTGGTGATGCTCCGGTAGCGACACCTGCGCCAAGCGTATCAGCAGTAGATGATCCAAATCGTCCTTTAAGACGCAAAAAATAATCTACCTCTAACAGTAGACATTAAATAAAAGGTAAGCTATAATAACATATAGTTTACCTTTTTTTATCAATGGAGTTATAATGGAATACGTCGAAGAGCAGGGCCCCCTACTAGAAAGTCTCGTTTATCTTAATCAAGCACAGGTGATCGTTGAAGTTGGAGTGGCAGAAGCTAAATCAACGGATTGGTTATGCCGCGGTGCTAAACTACGTGGCGGCAAAGTCTATGGATATGATCTATGGGACACACACGGATTAAACAATCAATTTGAACATTGGTCTACTAAAGAAAAATGCGAAACGTATTTACAATCAAAAGGTCATACAAATTTTGAATTAACTAAGATCAACAGCAGAACTCCAGAATTTGCAGAATTGATTAAATCAAAACATCCAAGCATTGATTTGGCATATATCGATGGATGTCACAGCTATGATGGTATCAAAAACGATTTTGATGTTATCTATCCATTGTTAAGTGAAAGCGGCGTTATCGTATTCCATGATACTTTAAGAATTGATGGTTGCCGTGAATTTATGATTGACCTACGCACTAAATTCTTTGATGGTACTTATGATCTTATTACATTCCCATGGGGTAGTATGTTCTACAGCGATGGTAATGTTGTTAATCGCCGCACAGGCATCAGTGTATTAGCTAAACGCAGTTTTGCTACATTAGATTTACCTATCGATGAACAGTGTAACTTAGATGAACATTTCCAAGAAATCTACGTTAAAGAAGAAGAGTGGTACGAAGCTGAACTTAAACGTGCTGCTAAAGCTAAGAAATAAATAAATTTGACAACCAACTAACTTGGTTGTAATATAATAATATGGCTAATGCATATGAAACATTGGGTGTGCCTAAAGGGGCATCCGAAGAAGAAATTAAAAAGGCGTATCGTCGACTAGCGAGTGCGCACCATCCCGACAAGGGTGGCGACACTGGTAAATTCCAGGAAATCCAATCAGCTTATGAAACACTGAGCGATCCTGTTCGTCGTCAACAGCATGATAATCCAAATTCATTTCAACATGTTAGTGGTAGTCCACATGGTAGCCATTTTGAATTCCATTTTGGTGGTGCTGGTCCAGAGGATTTATTTGCTCAATTCTTTAATCAAGGTTTTCCAGGGGGGCACCCATTCCAACAACGCCAACCTCGACGTAACAAAGACCTGCGAGTTCAACTACAGGTAACTCTAGCCAGTACTCTTGAAACACAGCGCAAGACTATTTCAGTGCAAACAACCAAAGGCGATCGCTACAATATAGATGTTGATATTCCGCGTGGTGTCGGCGATGGTACTACGATTAAATACAGCCAAATGGGCGATAACATGTTTGATACCTTGACAAGAGGTGATCTTTATGTTATAATTACTATACAATCTGACAACCGTTTTGAACTACACGGAATCAACATTGTCACTACTATAGAAATAGACAGCGTAGATGCTATGCTAGGTTGTGATAAGATAATCGCAGGTATTGATGGAAAAGAATATAATATCAAAATTCCGCAAGCCTGCCAACAAGGAACAAAGTTTGGATTACAGGGCCAGGGATTATATCAGATGAATACCAATCACAGAGGTGATTTAATAGCTACTGTTAACATCAGGACCCCTAATCTGACCGAACAACAATTAAACATACTTAGAAACATTCGATCAACTTACTAAATATTTTTATATAAAGGACATATTTTGTCAGATAGTATGCACAGCAATCCAGAGATAGAACAGATCATTAATACTGCTTGCCAATTGGCCAAGGACTATAAACACGAATATGTGACTCTCGAACATCTACTAATCAGCCTTGTAGAATTCAAATCTTTTAATCAGTTACTGATAAATTTTGGTGTGGAAGTAGATGAACTGCTACGTGATCTATATGGTTATATTGGTCACCAAGATCATTTAGTTAAACCAGATGTAGAAAATTTAACTCCTTTACGCACACATGCTCTTGAACGTGTATTTAATCGTGCATTTACACAGGTACTATTTGGTGCTCGCGATCAGATGTTACCAATTGATCTATTCCTCAGCATCAGCCAAGAACCCAACAGCCATGCCGCATACTTCTTGCTCAAGTGGGGTATTAATCGTAAAGCTCTAGTAGATTTCTTCACACATGAGCATCCAGATCGTTTAAATAAATCGTCTAACAAGAAAGATACTAATGCCAATAAGAAAGAATATGCAGATAAGATCCTTGCTGAATACTGTACTGACCTTAATCAACAGGTTCGTGATGGTAAAATTGATCCAGTGATTGGTCGACTTGGTGAACTAGAAGAAATCGCACAGGTCTTAGCACGCCGTAATAAATCTAATGTGTTAATGATCGGTGACCCTGGTGTAGGTAAGACTGCTATTGCAGAAGGCCTAGCACACAAAATCGTCAATGAAAATGTTCCTGAATACTTAAAACCCTATATAGTATATAATTTAGAGATCGGTAGTTTATTAGCAGGTAGCAAGTATCGTGGTGAGTTTGAAGAAAAACTTAAAGATGTATTAAATGCCCTAAACATCAAAGGTAATACTATCTTGTTTATTGATGAAGCACATCAGATGCAGGGTGCGGGTGCAGGCGGATCAAGTTCAGTAGATTTTGCTAATATGCTGAAACCGGCATTAGCCAAAGGTAATATCAAAGTTATCGCTTCAACTACATTTGAAGAATACACACAGTCGTTTGAAAAAGATCGTGCCCTAATGCGCCGTTTCTACAAACTAAACATTGATGAGCCCACTCCGGCTATCGCTAAAGAAGTCTTATACGGCCTACGCCAACATTTTGAAAAGTTTCACGGTGGAGTTATCAGTGATGATGCAGTCGAAGCCGCAGTAGATCTCAGTGTACGTTATCAAACAGACAAACGCTTGCCAGACAAGGCTATTGATCTTATTGACATGACCTGTGCTAAACTCAAGATTAAAACTCCGGACTTTATTGTTACTAAAGATGACATCATCGAAACTATCAGTAAAGCAACTAAGATTCCTAAGAGCAACTTAACCAGCGAAAAAGCTACAGAAAACTTAATCAGCTTAGAGTCTACGATCAAAGACAAGCTATATGGTCAAGACTCAGCAGTGGATCAAGTATTAGAAAAAATATACGTGGCTAAAGCCGGCATGAAAGCACACAATAAACCTGTAGGTAATTTCCTATTCCTAGGCCCAACAGGTACAGGTAAAACAGAATTATGTAAACTGCTATCAGATGCACTTAGCATGAAACTCTTGCGCTTTGACATGAGTGAATATCAAGAAAAACATGCCATGGCTAAACTTATCGGCGCTCCCCCGGGCTATGTTGGTTATGAAGATGGTAACTTGGGTGGTGGACTGTTAATCAGCGAGATTGAACGTAATCCACACGCTATCATCTTACTAGACGAAGTTGAAAAAGCACATCCAGATATCAGCAACTTATTACTACAGATCATGGACGAAGGCTATATCACAGGATCAAATGGTAAGAAAGCAGATGCACGTCACTGTATCCTTATATTAACCTCAAACTTAGGTGCCGCAGATGGTGAAAGTAATGCTATTGGTTTTGGACGTAGTTTAACTAAAGAAGGCACAGATGACGAAGCGGCTAAGAAGTTCTTTAAACCAGAGTTCCGCAATCGTCTAGATGCTGTAGTTAAGTTCGCTAAACTTGATAAGATCTCAATGAAAAAGATCGTTGTTAAATTCTTAAACGAATTAAACGAATTGCTCGACGAGAAAAATATTAGGATACGTCCTACAGAAGATCTTGTAGATCATCTCACAGATGTTGGATTTGATCCAGCCATGGGTGCAAGACCACTGGCACGTAAGATTAGCGAACTGATAAAAGTTCCATTGAGTAAAAAAATCCTGTTTGATCACATAGAATCAGGTAGTATCATCACTGCTGATTGGAATGAAGAACAGATCAAATTCACTGTGATAGCACCTGCTGTTGACTTATTAGAAAACAAAACAGTTGACGAAAACGGTATTATCGTAGTATAATAATTTTACAGCTGAGATTGTGTCCGATAAATAATATGAGTATATTATTAAGGAATCACAATCATGGCAAAATTGCATGAAGAAGTAGTAGTAATCAAAGTTAGTACCATGTTAAGAGATGATGTTACTGCAACTCCGGTTATATTAACCGAGGAAGTCATACAAAATTTAGAAGTAGTGGTACAGGAATTAGCCGGTGGTAAGGGCAATACCCTAGTAGAAATTCAAGTAGCATAATTTACATTTAAAAGAGAGATTTTCGATGAGCAAACAATCAAAACGTATCAAACCTAATTCCCCCAGCATGATCAAGGCAGCACCAGGTGTTCCGTTGAATATGCCTGCTCAAGGTCAACCACAGGGCACACAGTATGACTTTACTAAAGTGCATATCCATTTTGGTATTCCCTGCTATGGTGGACAGATCACAGAACCTTGCTTTACTAGCTTCTTACGTTTTATCCTAATGGCAAGTAAGAGTGGTTTACAATGGTCACTAGACACCATGGTAAATGAATCATTGGTCACACGTGCTCGTAACAATTTGATGGCCAAGATGATGACTAACGCTGCGGCCACACACTTCATGTTCATTGATGCAGACATACGCTTCCAACCAGAAAGTATCTTCATGATGTTGGCCGCAGATAAAGATGTCATTGGTGGCTTATACCCTAAAAAAGCATTACCTATCAGCTACGTGATCAATGTCAAACCCGGCACACAGATCATCAACGATATTTTCCCAGTGGATACCATGGGCACAGGCTTCATGATGTTCAAACGTCATGTGTACGAAAAACTCTGTGCTGCACATCCAGAAACAAAATACGTAGACGATGTTGGTCTAGGTAAACAATACGAGCCAACTATGTTTTCAATCTTTGATACAGAGATCGATGAACGTGGTCACTATCTAAGTGAAGATTGGACATTCTGTCGTCGTTGGGCTCGTTTAGGTGGTGAGATCTATGCTCATGCTAAAGTACTGTTAAACCACAGTGGACACTATGAATTTGCAGGTGACCTAGATGTGTTAATTGGTAAGAAACAAGCAGAACATCCTAACCCAAATCAACCAAAATAATGAACGAAGAGAAGTTAACCTTTGCGATTGCGCTCAGTGGTACTTTTTGGGACCGCAGACCTCAGTTCAGCATCTGGTTTGACGATCATGTCATACACCAAAGTGAGATAGCCAGTGCTGCCCAACAGATCATCAACTTTGAACGCATCATTGATGAAGGTCTTCACACGCTCAAGATACGTTTGGAGAACAAGGTAGCCAGTGACACCGTGATAGAAAACAGTACTGTTGTCAAAGACATGTTGCTTAACATAGATGACATCACTATCGACGATATCAGCCTTGGAAACTTAATGGGTTTTAATAGCAATCTTGAAAACCTACTTTGGTCAGCTGAATATATCTTAGATCATCCACAGGAATATCAAGGCAAGACCATCGATCACCTGAATGGCTGTGTTAATCTTGGATGGAATGGTACTTACGTCCTTAAATTCTCCAGTCCGTTTTACCTTTGGCTACTAGAAAAGTTATAAGATAAATATAGTAAGACCTCTGGGATTACTATGCTATTAACTGAAGTATATACACCAAAACAAGCTAAACGTGCAGTATTCTGCTTTGGCCGCATGAACCCACCTACTCTAGGCCATGCCCGATTAATGAATACTGTAGCACGTGCAGCTAACGGTGGTGATTATTTCATATTTGTAAGCCCCACAGAAGGTGACAAGAAAAATCCTCTAACATACTTTGAAAAGATCAATTTCATACAGCGTATGTTTCCACAACATGCCGATCATATAGTGGTAGATTCTAAACTTAGAACTCCTGATCAAGTCTTAGACTGGCTATATAACAAGGGCTATACTGATGTTACTATGGTATTAGGCAGTGATCGCTTTGCTAGCTTTGAATGGTTGAAAACTTATAATGGCAAGGAACGCAGGAATGATGGATATTATAAATTCAACACCATAAAATTTGCCAGCAGTGGTGCTAGGGACGAAGACAGCGATGATCCTGTATCCAGTATCAGTGCTAGCCGTGCTAGAGCATTAGCAGCAGATAATCAAAATCCTAATGCTAGTTTTGCTGAATTTAACAAGATTACAGGTGCCAAGGGTGGATTGGCATTAAAACTTTATAAAGCAGTGCGCCGTGGACTAGGTGTGTTAGGTGAAAATACTGCAGGTGTAGGTGTAATAGCCACTAACAAGAAAATGGCTAGTGATCCTCGTTATTCAACATCAATGACCGTTGATGTAAAACCAGATACTCCACAAAAGAATCTCAAAGCGTTTAAACTAGCATGAGTGAAACCGCTATAACAGTGCAGGTGCATCCATTACAACCTAACTGGATAGGTCACGAACAACCAAAATACAGGATCTATGTCAATGATGACATGATAACTGAACGCACTTGGGCATGGGACATAAACACTTATATTGAAGAAAATCTACGTGTAGAATTAGATCATGGTGTTGATCATACCATCAGAGTAGAACTTATCAAATCTCATCCCATGCATCGAGCACAGGTTGGTCTACGAAATCTACGCATCAACGGGTGGCCTGAGCCTGATCACGATGGTCATAGAAGTGAACTAAGTTTCATACTAGCATAAATACACTATAGGAATCCATAATATGAAAACCAAAGATTTTATCAAAGAAGACTACGAAGAATATAATGATGAAGCAGGTATGGTTAAATCAAACCTACATACTATCATCCGTAGCGCAGAAGAACTAGAACAATTAATCCATGATAACGAAAATATGGCTGAGTGGGCACAGGAAAAATTAGCGGTAGTTAAAAGCATGTTGGTTGCTGTTAAAGATTATATTGCTAGTGAACATGAACGTGGCTTAGCAAAAACAGTAGCAGAAACTACTAGTGGTGGTACAAGTTCAGCTAGTGTTGCTACATCAATGGGTGGCGGTGCTGGATTTGGTAATAGTATTTTTATGAAACGCAGTGTACCTAAGAAGGCTAAAAAGAAATAATGGATAAGTTCATAAATCAATTAAAAATCGCATTCGCTAGCCAATATGCATTCGCTATCAAAGCACAGAACTACCACTGGAATGTAGAAGGGATCGATTTTTATCAAAAACACAAGATGTTTCAAAAGATCTATGAAGAAGTATATGGTGCAGTAGATGACTTTGCAGAAAACATCCGTAAGATTAAAGCCTATACCCCAGCAAGTTTATACCGTTTTTCAGCATTAGCCGCAATTGATGATGAATTAGAAATCCTAGATCCACAGGTCATGGTAGCAGAACTACTACGTGATGCTGAAAAAATGCAAGAAATCATGAAAGTATTATTTGTAGAAGCAGAAACTCTTGGTCATCACGGTCTAAGTAACTTCTTAGCAGATCGTCAAGATGCATTTGCTAAACACGCTTGGTTCTTAAGAGCAACTGCAAAGGCATAATATGGATATCAAACAACTACTAGAAAAGATGGAAGAATTTGCTGGACAAGCAGTTGGGCAGAAACCTGGTGACCAATGGCGGGGTACAGATGCTGCGCCTCCAGGCAAAAAACTAGTAGGCGACAGTATGCTTAAAGATCTCAGCAAAGGTAAAAAAGCTAAGAGTAAAGAACAAGAGCTATCAGAAGAATTTCAAGCGTTCTTAGAAGCAGAATTTAAAGACACAGTGGATAAACGTCCAGCACGTAAAAATGCTCGTCATAGTCGTGGACACGAACCTAAACCACGTTACAAAACAATTAAGACAGAAGAAGGTTTAGAAAATCCACATCCAGCATCAAAAGATCCTATCGTTGCCAAGGTAGTTAAACAGATGCGTCCAGGATTGACAGGATTAAACATGGGCAATGAAGCATTCTTATACTTTGCCTACGAGCTAGGTAAACAGCGTGCTAAAGACTCCTGGAGTGATTATCTTCCAGCTATCCGTGACGCATATGAGCAAGGGTTAAATGAAGATGCTAATACCGACAACAAATTAGCAAAACTACTAGCACGATTTGTCAATCAGAGCGAAGGTGCTGACCGTGCTGTGGCACTAGACGCGATTGAATACATAAAGAAAATGGGTCATATTGAACAATTTGCTACTTCACTTGATTACTTTGGTGTAGACCTAGATGAAGGTTCAAAAGAAGATGGCCCAGTAGAAGCACGTTGGATGGTTAAAGTCAGTGATGATGAAGGTGATCATCTAAAAACATATCATAGAAAATTTCCAAGTTTATCGGATGCTAAAAAAGCCTACAAGAATACACCATATGCTACAGATTTCAAATACAAGCCTGTTAAAAAAGATCAAGTAGAAGAAGCAGTAGACAGCGATATCGTCCAAGCAATGGGACAAGATTCATTTAATCGTGCAGGGTACAATCCTTTACGTGATGAGCGTGACTATTTAGACAAACTTAGTAAACTATCAAACTCAGCCCGTAAACAGGGTCTTAGTAAGGAAATGAAAGATCATATCGAGCAACGTATACTAGATTTAAATGCAGAAGCCAGGAAAAAAGGATTTACACAAGTCGAGAGCCGTGGTCATAAAATCCTAGCTACTAAATTAAAAGACGTTGAACGTGCTAAGAAGTTTGCCAAGGGTGATCTAAAGATTCCTACACCACAAGAACGCCAAGCACAGTTGAAGCAATTAGAAAAAACCAAACCAGTAAAAGAATTTGTTGCACCACCACCACAGGGCACTGCTAATCAAACGATGCAACAAAAAACGCAAGCACAGGATCCCAAACAAGCACAGGCTGTGGCACAGGCAACGCAGGCGATGAAATCTGCTACAGGTAGTTCAGCACCCGCGCCATTGATTGCCAAAGCATTAGATGCTGCTAGTCAAGGAAAACCAGTTGCAGGACAGGAAGCTTCTGCACTGCAACCATTGATGAAAGACATGGCTACAATAGCACAAGATCCTAAATTAGCTGGATCATTTAAATCTTTAATTAGTCAGATTAATCAAACACAGATCAAACAACAGCAAAAATAATTAGTCGTCTAGATCTTCTGGTTCTTGACCAACAAATTGCATTTCTCGATCTAATTTCTTAACTGCTGATTTAACCGCTGATAGTTTAGCGTACATCTTCGTACCGCGTTTACCATTGACGTACAGACAAAATTTACCGGATTCATCAACACGCACTTCTGCCAACATGTCACCTTTATATCCAATTTTAGCTGAATACACTGGCGCTGTATCTGTAAGTGAGTCAAACCCAAGTAAAATACTGTCACCTTGAGCACCAATTTTAACTAATTTCTTGTCAAATTCACCACTTAAATTAGCTTTTCGCATGATAATTGCGGCCAAACGAACATTGTTCTCTGCTACTTGGATAACACCCGAGTCATCAATCCAATAATCTTCGCCCTCGAATGGGCCGTTGAATGGATCTGCTATGATATCGTTTAATTTTTCTGCTAATTTTTGCATTGTTTGATCCAAGAATTGTTGTAAGAAGTAGTATTATACACTCATTCGTTAAAGTTGTCAAGTGTTATTTTCTTGATAAATACTCTTAATAATGGAATTTTTATGTTAGTTAAAGACCTATTTGAAGACAGTTGGAGTGGACCCGACAATGCCTGGCATAACCAAGGTGAAGATGATCAATGGTATGATGGTAATGATCAATGGCATGGTAACCAAAGTGGTAATATGATTGAAGATTTTGCTGTAGCTAATATGGTCACTAACGAAACAGCTACCTTGTCAGATATCGTCACTGCCAGAGAACTCATGGGCAAAGCCGTAGAAGACCCACGTAATGAAAAACACATGTATTTTGAGTTTCTAAAACATCTAAGAAATACACATAGTAGCGAATATAGTACACATGTACATCAAAGTGCCGCTAAACTAGCTCTAGCTAAGGAACAAGACTAAATGGCAATAGACAATACCTACATATTAACTTTAAAAGATGCTGGTGATAAAACTTTTGTTATGCCTGCAGGTTTTGATTCTAATGTAGAAATACACTGTTGGGGCGCTGGTGGTGGTGGTACGATAGGAGCCAGTGGTGGTGGTGGTGGATATGCATCAACGGTCACACAAATCTCAGCTGGTGCAGTAGTAAGATTACAAATAGGACAACCTGGTACAGACGGTACTAGACGAACAGGCGGAAGTGGTGGAACGCATCCTAGTTATACTAGATATCGTGGTGGATCAGCAGGTACGGTATATGATGAAGATTGGGACACAGGTGGCGGCGGTGGCGGCGGTGGCGCTAGTGCTGTAGTTATTGATAATTCTCCAGTATGCGTTGGCGCAGGTGGTGGTGGTGCTGGTGGTCCTGGGGATGATAGTCCTGCTGGAAATCCAGGTAATCCAGGGGGTGTTTATCCCGGAAGTGCCACAGACATTTATCCTGTTACATTAAGCTCCACTTGGTGTCAATTTATGAATGATTATGCTGTGTGGGGACCTTTTAGTCCTTTTACAACTACAATAAATTTTCCTGTAACAGGTACATATACATTTGCATTTGCTGTAGATAATTTTGGTAATGTACAGGTTGATGGAGTTCAAGTAGTCTCTTCTTCAAGTTTTACATCAGTAACGTATGGTAACGTAACAGTAAATTCAGGTAATCGCACTGTTAGAGTTTTCGCAACAAATACCGGAGGTCCAGCTGGTGTAGCTGTACGTATTCTTAACCCCGATTTAACTGAATTAACTAATAGTCGAAATTATACAGTTACCGGTGGATTAACAGCTACCTCTGATGGTGGAGTATCAGTTAATGCTTGGACCAGTGGTGGTGGTGGTGGTGGCGGTTATTATGGAGGCCAAGCTGGCACATCATACGGTGATGATGCAGGAAATGCTCCAGGTGGTAATGGTGGTCAAAATTATGGTAATATAACTATCGCAGGTTCTGGAACATTACCTGGTGGAACTACATCAATCTATTATCCAACTACTCCCCCAAATATAGGTCGTGCTGGATCTCCTGGTTATATCGTTATGGTATTCACTAGAAAATCTGGTCTGCAGATTAAAAATCCTAACGGTTCAGGTAATTGGGTTACCGTAAATAATTCATACACAAAAGTTCCAACATTTACTTACACAGTGTACCAGTCAGTACCTCCCACAACTGTAAATCTAACATCAAGTTCAGGAATCTTTACAGTTCCTCCTGGTGTTACTTCAGTTACATTAACCATGATAGGTGGTGGTGGTAGTGGCCAAGGTAATTACACGTCGCCTCAAGGATGGCCTTCACCAGGTGGGGGTTCAGCTGCGTATTTTAGTAATGTAAGCGTACCAGTTACTCCGGGTGCATCTATATCATATTCAGTTGGTGGACGTGGTGGTAATACTAGTTTTGGATCTTTAATTGCTGGTGCAGGCGGAAGTGCACCAGATAGAAGTGCTCCTACTGCTTGCCAAGGCGGTGATGGTGGTATAGCTACTGGTGCTGGTGGTGTCAATGGTACAAAAGGTGGTAATGGTATATGCGGCGGCGGTAATGGAAACGGAGCTAATTCACCATATGGCATTGGAGGTGTAGGTCGTTCATCAGGAACTGGTGGTAGTGCTTCAGGCTATGGCGCTGGCGGTGGCGGTGGTGGTAATAACGTTGGTGGTGGTTCGGGATCACCTGGCTTCATAACTCTTTCATACAGTTCAGCACCGGTAGCTGTTTTAGTTACCACAGGTGGATGGAAAGAAATTCAACAGACGTATGTTAAAAATGGTGATATTTGGAAACCAATATCACAAAAAAACGACATAGTCCTATATAATTATAAGTAATATATAACATTTAAAAGTGGGTTTCAATGAAAAAACCAGTATTAGCTTTATCTCTTCTACTGAGCGTGTCAGCATACGCAGGTATCAATCAAAGTTGTGCGCAGTTCACAGCCGCTGGAGCACCACAATATGCTGCCAAAGCAGGTGATCAAGAAATTTGTCATAAGAATTATGCTGTTATCCATAGCTGTGCTGTAAAAGCACCTATCGCAGTATTTGAACATTTAACAGTTGCGGCCATGTCAGGTCCTGCAACACGCAAAGATGACTTCCGTCCAGATCCACAGGTAACACCTAACTGTTCAGCTACCCTAGCAGACTATGCCACTGTTGGTAAAACACACGATCGTGGACACATGAGCCCAGCTAAGAATAACACTATCAACGCAGAAATCATGAGTGAGAGTTTCTTCTTGAGCAACATGGTACCACAGGTTGCTAACAATAATCGTGGTATTTGGAAACAGCTAGAAATGCAAGAACGCCAATGGGCAACTGCTCCAGGCACAGATTTCTACATTATCTCAGGTGGTATCTATGATCAAGGGCATGCTAAGACAGGTAACGGCCTAGGCATTCCTACACGTTTATATAAGATCATCATTGAAAAGAATAGCAAGAAAGTTATGGCATACTTAATGCCAAATGGCCCACTGCCAGTGGCAGATTTACCTAAATATCAAACCACTGTGGCCGCTGTTGAATCTGCTACAGGATTTAAATTTCAACTACCTAAATAATATGACAAATACTAACGAATTTTGGGGTTATCACTTAATACTTGACTGTCACGCTTGTGATGTACCTAGCATACAGAGTCATGAAAACGTTTATAATTGGATTAAAAAACTGGTTAAAGACATAGACATGGAACCAATTGGCGAACCCCGTATCGAATACACTGCGGCAGAATTCCCCGACAAAGCCGGCTTTACTGCTATACAGGTTATTGTAACATCCAGCATTGTAGCACACTTTATAGACTCAACAGGTGATGTTTACATAGACGTATTTTCATGCAAAGAGTTTGATAATGCAACTGTTATCAAGTCTATAAAAGATGCGTTTAATCCTAAACGTATACGTACCAATTATTTGACCCGTCAAGCATAATACTGTATAATAGTATTTGCGATAAATACTAGATATGCGATCAACTGACTTAATCAGAGCCACAGAGAATACTAAAATCTATTTAGATATGGATGGTGTTCTCGCCGATTTCTTTGCAGAATACGCTAAAATGGCTGGTGTAAATGACTATCGTAGCATACCCCCGGCAAGTGCAGATCCTACATTAGATAAGATGGTAGGTACTGATTTTTTCCATAAATTGCCTAAATTTCCTACTACAGATGCATTGGTAAAACTAGCATTACGATATGCTAAAACTTATAGTATCTGTTCAAGTCCCTTGCGTAATGATTATGCTAATTCAGCTAAATGGAAATTAGCATGGATTAAAGAAAACTTAACACCACAGCCAGCTGAGATTTTTATCACTCCTAACAAAGAACAGCATGCTGCAAATGCAGACGGTAGTCCTAACATCTTAATTGATGATCGTGGAGTTAATATTGTCGCTTGGCGTAGTCGTGGTGGTATTGGCATCAAGTATCAGGCAGATGAAGACAGTTTAGATCTAGTAGCGAAAGGATTAGCTCATGCGTATGGCAAATAATTTATTTGAAGGTGGTAACGTATTCAAGACTGCCGAAGGGCAGGCTGCTACTACACGCATCGCTAGAGAAAATGTTGTTCCTACAGTACAATGGTTAGAACAGCTAACAGGTCTTAACCTAGTAGACAACATGCTAGGATCAACCGGTCGTGCCGAGACATCAGGCGATTTAGATCTAGGAGTAGATAGTACTAAAATTTCAAAAGATGTGTTAATCAAACAATTATTGAAACGTGGTGTTAAAGCTGACGATATTAAAAAATCAGGTGATGCTGTACACGTTAAAACTCCTATCCTTGGTGATGCTAGTAACGGGTTTGTACAAACAGACTTTATGTTCAGCGATAATCCCACACTACAACACTTTAGTCTCATGGGTGGCGCAGAAGATAGTCAGTTTAAGGGTGTACATCGTGCTATATTATTAGCCAGCATCGCCAAAGCACAGAACATGAAATGGTCACCAAAGTTTGGCCTAGTGGATCGTGAAACAAATGAAGTTATTAGTGCTGATCCTAAAGAAATAGCAATACGATTATTAGGTCAAGGACACACACCTAAAGATCTAAACAGCGTAGAATCTATTATTAATGCAGTCAAAGATCGCCCAGATTTTGAACAACTGGTGGCAGATGCCAAAGAACATTTTGCTAGAGATGACCTAGTATTACCAGAAAGCCGCCCACTGCCAGGCACAGGTGCTTGGTTTCGTGCATGGAAAAATAGGAACATATAATGAGATTGTATGAATTTTTTTGTGAAAGTCTAAGTGACATAGATGCAGAATTGCAAGATTACAAATCTTTTAGTCCTGCGCAATTCCTTAAAGCCTATGGTCAGAGCAAGCAACAATGGTATCAAAAACATCAGGGTGTCGTGGGCAAGATAGATCAACATCACACGCACAAAGCACACAGCTACATATTCCATATACCTGGCGAGGATCCACAGCTAAATCAAAATATCATTCGACACTTTGATTCAGAGCAAGAAGCACAGAAATTTTATAATCAATTGCGTAGAAAATATAAAAACATCTACGGAATTACAATGACTAAGACTAACTAGTATGAGAGCTAAAGAATTCCTTCCTGAAACTAAACTACATGGCACATATGGTCACGTTACCACAAATGTCAGCGACGCTTTGCCCAGCGCATTTGTGCAACGAGAATTGCGTAATACCGATCCATACATGCAATATCGATATAGTATGGCTCTAGCAGGTGCGCGGGCCAACGCTGAATATGCTACAAATTTTGATCAAGAAACTGCCTGGGCTGAAAACTTTTCTATAGTGACCTATGCCAAAGAAGATGAAGAAACTATTCGCCTAGCAGATGCCATGATGGATGTTAAGGCTACTCGTGTTGCCGCTGCAGGCAGTAAAGAAACCAATGTCAATACTGTTAGTCCAGTGCCAGCTCGTAAGAAAAACAAATACGGAGTATAAATGAGAGCAAGAGACTTAACCAAAGGTAGCATAGCATATCACGACACGCTGAATCAAGATGTGTGGTCTGGTAGTGAGCTACGGGTCGATGTACGCTATAAACTATTAGCGATCGCTAAACGATTTGTAGAATATCTCGATGTGCCCAATTTTAAATTAGTTGATGTTATCCTACGCGGTAGTTTGACCAACTACAACTACACACAATACAGTGACTTTGATCTACACATTGTCACTGACTATGCCGCACTAGACTGTGATATCACAGAACCGTTCTATATGGCTAAAAAGAAAATATGGAACGATGAACACGACATTACCATAAAAGGACACGAAGTAGAATTATATGTAGAAGACCGTGATGAAGAAAATGCATCAGAAGGTATGTACAGCGTATTAGATAATCGTTGGCACAAACGTCCTAAGTATCAGCAACCAGACATTGACGATCGTGCTGTTAGTGCTAAAGCCCGTGACCTAATGACCCAGATCAATCGTGCTGTTAAGACAGGCAGTGTAGAAGACATCACTAGACTACAAGATAAAATTAGAAACATGCGACAATCAGGACTAGACGCTGGTGGCGAATTTTCAACCGAGAACCTAGCATTTAAGATCATACGTAACAAAGGTTATTTAAATCGCTTGTATAAAAATAAAAATTCTAAGTTTGACCAAGAATTAAGTTTAGATGAAGACATTAAAACAAATACCTTAATGGCAGCATTGATCGCAGCACTTAGTGGTAGTCCAGCACAGGCAAATTACTGTAATCCAGAAACTACACAATCACACCCTAATCAAACACAAAACGCTATAACCATCATGAGAGGAATTACCAACGTACAAAATTTTGAACGTGCTGGTATGCATATAGAAGCAGTTGGTGAAGCGGCTAAACTTTTTAAAAATATCAGCAAGATGCCTAATAAAAACTGCGTTGCACCTATAGTAAAAGATCAATTACCACCATTGACAGATCCTAGTGTAAACGAACGTAAGAAAGCTAAAAAGAAAAAGAAAAGTTCAAAACGTAGACGTCCAGCAGGTGGTTATTATGGCTACTATTGGGGCGGATACAATGACAACTCTGGCAGTGATGCTGGAGGTGGTGGAGATGGTGGCGGTGGTGAAAGTATCAAAGAAAGCCAAGCACGATTAGATCCTGAAGTAGAAGAATTCCTAGATGGATTGACTCCTGATGATGTTGGCTATGACGAAATAGGCGATTACATCGTACACTACGAAGGATTTACTGATCAATGTCAAGACTCAGAAGAATATCAAGACGATCCAGAATCAGTGTTCGATGATGTATGGGGCGACTTTAAACGTCGCATGGGTGACAAAGATCCCATTAACTATGGCATAGTTGGTGAACATGACTATCCTATTGTCTACAGCGTGTTTAGGAAATGAGACCACTATTGTTTTACCCTAATTATGCAGAGTATCAAAAGGATACTACACATCATACGTTCTTAGAAAATGAGTTTGATGTTAAGATAGATATTTACAATGTATGGGAACATGAAACTGCGTATGGTCATGAGGAGATACCAGAGTATTTTCCTGATACTGATATAAAAATGCCAGATACTTGTTGGTGCGATATTCCTGATAAAGATAAGGAGTGGCCGCAGTTGTTTTTAAATCCAGAACGTGCTGATACATGGACTGGTAAGCCTAAATTTATTGCGGCGGGCAAGGATATTTTTAATATTAATGCCAATGATGTTTATACGCAATACGGAACTAATATAAGTGGACCTGGTCCATGGGAAGTTTAAG